CCCTATATTTTCTGCCAATTACCGATCCCCCAGCACCCCATATGCACAGACCCCCCGCCATCATTTCAAATTCAACACCCCCCACCCCCTATTTTTTAAAAAATCCTGTCACTTGACACTCAAAGCTCCGTGCTGTTACACGCACGCCATCACTGCTTCCCCCAAACCGGATGCTGCACCACATGCCCGTTATAAAAGTCGAACCTACTAGGGATTACAAAGTCCCATACAGCTTAGACGATGAGAAACCTAAGACGCTCATTGAAGAGATAGAGGTCGCTGGCAGCACTGCCGAGCTACAGGTGGAGATGGGTGCGCCGTTGGAACTGCCGGATAAGGCAGATCAAGAGAAACTTGCTAACCTCATCAAAGATGCCAAGCGCAACGTGGCAGGCAAAGGCAATGGAAACACACTTAGTCCGGCCTTGACAAAAACAAATACGGCATATGCCACTGCGTCCTTCCTGCGTAACTATGGACAGATGCTTGCATTCGATGCAGCCCAAGCGCGTGCCGCAATTACCCATAAGCTGATGGAGATCGCCGACTGCGGCGACATTAAGTATGAACTTAAAGCATTGGAATTGCTAGGGAAACATAGTGACATCGGGCTGTTCACAGAACGCAGTGAGATAACCATAAACTACAACAGCCCTGAAGCTCTCGAAACAGCAATCAAGGAGCGGATCAAGCGCCTGCTGAATGCCGACGTCATTGACGTGACGCCCATAGGTATGGACCTCGACGAGGAGCTAGGTGTGTACGTGCCACCTGCTGATGCAGGGGACGAGGGTGAAGAAGAATGATCTACGTCCGTGATGAGGGTGGCGTGGTTCGCCAAGGGTTTAACTTCTACCCACGTCGTTCAGGAAGCGTAGGGTTTATTCTAGCTATAGGCCGTAGCCGTTTCATGCTGCGCTATTCCAAAATCACTGGTTGGTTTGATTGTTATGGGTGGGACGAAGAATGAGTTCACCCTTCGAGAACATCTCCCTGAACGACATCCCGACGATACTGCCTGCCTTGTCTCTCGCAGAGCAAGAACAGTTGTTGGCGGAGTTGGAGAAGCTCGAGAAGCTCAAGACGCAGGACCTAGCGCGCAGGCGGTTCTTAAAGTTCGTAGAACAGGTCTGGCCGACATTCATAGGGGGTAGGCACCATGCAAAAATGGCAGACGCATTCGAACGAGTTGCTCGTGGTGAGTGCAAACGGCTCATTATTAACATGCCACCGCGACACACAAAGTCGGAGTTCGCCTCTTACCTGCTACCTGCGTGGTTCCTCGGCCAGTTCCCTCACAAAAAGGTCATTCAGGCGTCCCACACAGGCGAGCTAGCTGTAGGCTTCGGTCGTAAAGTGCGTAACCTTGTGGATACAGAAGTCTACCACGAGACATTCCCTGATCTCGTGCTGGCCTCGGACAGTAAAGCAGCAGGGCGTTGGAACACCAGTAAGGGCGGAGACTATTTCGCTATCGGTGTGGGCGGTGCGGTGACCGGTAAGGGTGCTGACGTGCTCATCATCGATGACCCGCACTCAGAGCAAGAAGCTGCGCTGGCGGAAACTAACCCCGACATCTACGACAAGACTTACGAGTGGTATACATCCGGACCTCGTCAGCGTCTCCAGCCAGGTGGTGCCATCATAATCGTGATGACGCGGTGGTCCAAGCGCGACCTGACAGGACAGATACTTAAGGATGCAGTAGCCAACGACAGCCTCGACGAGTGGGAAGTCATTGAATTTCCAGCTATTTTACCTTCGGGTAGTCCGCTGTGGCCTGAGTTTTGGCAGCTTGAAGAGCTTGAGAAAGTTAAGCGCGACGTCCCCAACAGCAAGTGGATGGCGCAGTATCAGCAGAACCCGATCTCGGAAAGCGCTGCTATCGTCAAGCGAGAGTGGTGGCAGGAATGGGAAGGCGACAACCCGCCTCAATGCGACTTTATCCTGCAAGTGTGGGATACGGCGTTCGAGAAGACCAGCCGCGCCGACTATAGTGCATGCACTACATGGGGTGTGTTCTACCACCCTGACGACAATGGCATAACACAGGCTAATATCATCCTCCTGAATGCCTTCCGTGACCGCATGGAGTTCCCTGAGCTTAAGCGTGTGGCTGTGGAAGAGTACAAAGAGTGGGACCCGGATGGCGTCATCATCGAGAAAAAGGCGTCAGGTGCGCCGCTCATCTACGAGATGCGGGCCATGGGTATACCGGTGCAAGAGTTTACCCCCACAAGGGGTAATGACAAGATCAGCAGGCTCAATGGTGTAGCCGACATATTCGCCTCTGGTCGGGTATGGGCACCAGCGACGCGCTGGGCCGAGGAAGTCATTGATGAAGTGGCAGAATTTCCCGCTGGTAGCCATGATGACTATGTCGATACGGTGTCTATGGCCCTACATAGGTTCCGTCGTGGAGGTTATGTAACTACTAACCTAGACGAACCGGACGAAATCCAGTATTTCAGGTCAAACCGTAATCAGGGGTATTATTAATGGACATCGACAAAGCCCTCAACCAAGCGCCGCTTGGCCTTTCACCTGAAGATATGATGGGCCAAGAGCCTGATATCGAGATTGAGATCGAAGATCCTGAAGAGGTGACGATCCGCGCTGGTGACATGGAGATCGAGATCGACCCCGATGCAGAGGAAGACGACGAGTTCAACGAGAACTTGGCCGAAACCCTTGATGAAGGTCAGCTTACGCAGCTTGCGGGCGACCTTCTCGGTGAATTTGAGGAAGACCTGTCGAGCCGCAAGGACTGGATACAGACCTACGTCGATGGTCTCGAATTGCTTGGTATGAAGGTCGAAGACCGGACTGAGCCTTGGCCGGGTGCCTGCGGCGTCTACCACCCGCTCCTCTCCGAAGCTTTGGTTAAGTTCCAAGCTGAGACCATGATGGAGACATTTCCTGCCGCTGGCCCAGTGCGCACGGAAATCATCGGTAAAGAGACTAACGAGAAGCGCGATGCTGCTCGGCGTGTCCAAGATGATATGAATTACCAGTTGACCGATGTGATGGTCGAGTATCGCCCTGAACACGAGCGCATGTTGTGGGGGTTGGGCCTCGCAGGAAATGCGTTCAAGAAGGTGTATTTCGATCCATCACTCGGTCGTCAGGCGTCAATGTATCTCCCGGCAGAAGATGTCGTGGTACCTTATGGCGCGTCCAGTTTGGAAGTCGCTGGACGTGTCACCCATGTGATGCGGAAGACCCCGAACGAGCTTAAGAAGCTCCAAGCGTCGGGCTTTTACCGTGATGTCGATCTACCTGAGCCGACCGATACGCTCGATGAGATCGAGAAGGCTATCGCTGAGAAGATGGGCTTCCGAGCCTCTTCCGACGACCGCTATAAGTTGTTGGAAATGCACGTAGATTTGGTCCTACCGGACGACAAATTTGCTGAAGATGAGGCTGAAGCTGAAATCGCCGTTCCTTACGTCGTGACTATCGACAAATCGACCGAAACAATTCTGTCAATCCGTCGTAACTGGGACCCCGAGGATGACCTTAAAAAGAAACGCAACCACTTCGTACATTACGCGTACGTTCCGGGCTTTGGCTTCTACGCTTTTGGCCTTATTCACCTTGTTGGTGCTTTTGCTAAGTCTGGTACCAGCCTTATTCGGCAGCTTGTTGATGCTGGTACTCTATCTAACCTCCCGGGTGGTTTCAAAACTAAAGGTTTGCGCGTCAAGGGTGATGATACGCCTATCGCCCCTGCTGAATGGCGTGATGTAGACGTCGCTTCAGGCACAATGCGTGATAACATCATGCCATTACCCTACAAGGAGCCAAGCCAAGTACTCTACAGCCTCCTAGGCACCATCGTAGAGGAAGGCCGTCGCTTCGCCTCTGCGGCTGATTTGCAGGTCTCTGACATGTCGGGCCAAGCCCCTGTCGGCACCACACTGGCGATCCTTGAGCGCACGCTCAAGACTATGTCGGCTATTCAGGCACGCATCCACTATTCGATGAAGCAGGAGTTCAAGCTCCTCAAAGTTATCATCGCGGATTATACGCCGGAAGAATATAGTTACGAGCCGGAAGAAGGTAGCCGCAGGGCCAAGAAATCTGACTATGACATGGTCACGGTCATCCCTGTTAGCGACCCTAACGCTGCGACGATGGCACAGAAAATTGTGCAATATCAAGCAGTTCTGCAACTCGCACAAGGCGCACCGCAGCTTTACGATATGCCGTACCTGCATCGCCAGATGCTTGAGGTGCTCGGGATCAAGAACGCCGAGAAGCTCGTACCGCTCAAGGACGGTGACGACATGAAGCCGCGTGATCCTGTGTCTGAGAACATGGACGTCATCAACGGTAAGCCGGTCAAGGCGTTTATCTACCAAGACCATGAAGCACATATTCAGGTGCACATGAACGCGATGCAAGACCCCAAGGTCGCGCAGCTTATGGGTCAGAACCCCAACGCGCAGGCTATGCAGGCTGCCATGCAGGCACATATAGCAGAACACTTGGCCTTCGAGTATCGTCGTCAGGTCGAGGAGCAGGCCGGTGTGCCGCTGCCTCCGCCCAATGCTGAGATGGATGAGAACACAGAGCTTGCTATCTCTCGTCTGGCTGCCGCTGCCTCGTCGCAGTTGCTTCAGAAGAACCAAGCCGAAGCTCAACAGCAGCAGAACCAGCAGATGCAGCAGGACCCAATCGTCCAAATGCAGATGCAGGAGCTTGAGATTAAGAAGGGCGAACTCGACCTCAAGAAGCAGAAGATGCAGATTGACGCCGCTGAGAAAAACGACCG